AATGATCGCTGGTTTCAGCATCGCCATGATGCATCTGACTTTGGTGTTCTTGCTACTGACGTTTCTACTTTCACTTTTGATATTACTCCGGAGTAAGACAATGGCTAATTATGAGAATTGGATTGTTACTCTAAAACGAGATATGCCCAATAACTATGTGGTGCAAGCTCTAATTCGAATGATTGAAGAGCGAGAACAAATCATTCGAGAGATTGTCTCTCAGTGTGATCAGGGCGGCGACTTTGGTAAAGTGTTTGCTCGGGATAACTGTATTGTAGAAGCAAGAAAGGTATTATGATGGCAAAGGTAGTATACAACGCCGACTATGGTGGGTTTGGCTTGTCGGAAGCAGCAGTCGCTCGATATGCAGAGCTAAAGGGGTTTGTTCTTAACAGGGAAGAATACTTAGAAAAACATTTAATCCCTCGCCATGATCCCTGTTTAGTTCAGGTTGTAGAAGAACTTGGCACGGATGTAAACACTGACTATTCAGATCTTCGCATCCGTGAGGTTCCTGATGGCTCTCGCTATCGGATTCAAGAATATGACGGGTTTGAATCTGTGATCTTAGAATCAGAAGAAGAATGGTGTGTGGCTAAATAAGTCACACATTTTTTTAAAATAGTGGTTGACATTATTTTAAAAAGATCTTATATTTAATTATAGGATGAAATGAAGGAACAAAAAATGATTAATGTTTACACCTTGACTCTCGTTGATCCCACCCTCAATGAAGAAATTGTGGTCGGGATCTTCGAAGCAGAAGGCCTCGCAGAGATGGCACGCCATGAAGCAATCATAAAAATGTCTGAACAAGCATCAGATCGTGGTGTGTTCTTCCGTGTTACGGCATATCAGATGGGCAAACTTTACACAGGGGCTTTCGCATAATGATCAAGTTCAAAGGCATCGGTAAGTTCACGACTACAGAACAAGAACAGATCAGGAGTCTCTGTGACTTTGTCTATGACAAGTTCTTCTCAAAGCGTTTGCAGAATGTTCTCGAAGTTCGCATGAATTTTAGCAATTCTTTGTTTGAGAAAGAACGTGTCTATGGCGATTGCATCTGGGAAGATCAACATTACAAACCACGTGAGTTCACGGTGCGGATCGATTCTACACAAAAGTTCAAGATGGTCCTCAACACTATTGCCCATGAGTTGACTCACGTAAAGCAATGGGCAAAGGGCGAGATGTTTGAGATGCAACGTCAGCGCAAGGTCTACAAGTTCAACAAGACAACAGTTGATACCAACAACATAGATTACTGGGACCTGCCATGGGAGATCGAAGCGCATGGTCGTTCTATCGGATTGATTGTGCAATGGGTTGATGATTCTTGTGCCAAAGGCAAGATGAAGGTCAAAGACACAAACCGACTTATTGTCCAATAAATAATGCATGAACAAACCACTTTGCTATGCACCCTTCTTAAATTTATATGCTACAGGTCACAACAGGGTTGCTCCCTGTTGTGTTGCGACAAAAAGTAATGTGCCGCCTAAGACCTATTGGGATAGCGAAGAGCTACAAGCAATTAGAACACAATTGCTTTCAAATGAATTCCCATCAATTTGCTCATACTGCAAAGCGCAATGCGGCAAAGGCTTGCCGGCAGAAAAAGACATATGGGATAAAGAATTTGCAAAGAATCCTGTAGATATCAACATTGCAACAGGAAACGATACACACAATCCATTGTATCTTGACTATAGGCCTAGTCATGTATGTAATTTAAAATGTAGAATGTGTACTCCCTATTCAAGCACGTTGCTTGAGAAAGAAGCAAAAGACAATCCTGAATTGTTAGAATGGATGCCTTTGCCTAATAGTCATATTGATAGTTTTGATGAGTTCACAGATTATATCGATGGAATGACTTTTAAGAAAGTAAAACTGTTAGGTGGTGAACCTTCAATTGAAGAAAAAGCAATTTATTTCTTAGAAAAATTAGATAAAAAAATCCCGTTACAAATAACGACTAATGGAACAAATCTCAACAAGAAATTCCAATCAATCCTTGCGTCTTTCAATGATTTGTCTATAAACTTTAGTGTTGATGGGACAGGCAAGACATATGAATATATTAGAACAAATGCTAATTGGAACAAGACAAGCAAATATATACAGACAGCGATAAAGAACAACATTGCTAAAGAGTTTTGTTTCAATATTGTCTTGACACCTTACAACATCTTTGATATAATAAATCTGTTGAAATGGACACAACAATTTAAAAATGTAAGGTTGTTTATTGTAGAAAGTGATATTGCATTGACTAGTTTGTCTGCAGTGCATCCTGAAGATATTGATGAACTATTAATGTTGCTATACAAAAATCCTAACTATGAATTAATTGATATACTAGAAAATGTAACTTTTGATGATGAGATTCATAAGAACTTTGTAAGATATAATAACACACTCGACAGAATACGAAAAACAAAATTAACTGATTTGGATCCTCGCTTTGAAAAATACATCTGATTTACCTTCTGATACTTTTTGTATTCTCCCATGGATTCATTTGAGCACTCGACCTAATGGTATATTGCGTCCTTGTTGTACCGCTAATGCTAGTTCTGCAAAGTCTAAAAATTCAGCATTGAATGATGGATTGCTATTAGATGATGAAGGCAGAGAAGTAAATTTAGGTGATACAGATTTGCTGTCTGCATGGAATGGATCTTATATGAGAAACATCCGCAGACAGATGTTTGCAGGTGAAAAACCTAAATCATGTTTGAAGTGCTACAAAGAAGAAGAATCAGGATTTAGATCAAAAAGACAATGGGAAACAGATTACTGGAGATCCCGTGTTGATTATGATATGCTTATAGAAAATACAAATTATAGAACAGGTGAAGTCAAACCGCACATAACTTATATTGATCTTCGTTTTGGATCAAAGTGTCAATTGGCTTGTGTTATGTGTAGTCCTCATGACAGCACAGGATGGATCAAAGAATGGAAAGAAATTCATCCACAAATAACTGATAAAAATTTAAAAGAAAATTATAATTGGAATGATAAAGGACGTATCAACGGATCTTCTTTCAATTGGCATAAGAATAACCCTAAATTTTGGGAACAATTTTGGGATCAACTTCCTAACATGCAACAATTATATTTCGCTGGAGGAGAATCATTAATCATTGAAGAACATTATATGATTCTTCGTGAGTGTGTTAAAAGAGGATATGCAAAAAACATTGAACTACGCTACAATAGCAATGGCGTAGAATGGGAAGATGATCTGTTTGATCTTTGGGCACAGTTTAAACATGTTAGATTTTTCTTTAGCATTGATGACATTATGCAAAGAAATGAATATATCAGATACCCATCTAAATGGAGTCGCACAGAAGAAGTGTTACGAATTCTTGATGAACAAACTACAGACAATGTTCAAGTCAGGATTGCTTGTGCTGTGCAGTTATTGAATGTATATTATCTACCAGACTTCATAAAATGGAAGCATGCTCAGAAATATAAAAAGATAAACATGTGGCCTATTGCTGGTGGGGGGGTTGATATGCATCTTGTATATCTCCCACCTCATCATAATATTAAAGTTTTACCTTCTTCATTAAAACAACAAGTCACTCAAAAATTTGAAGAATTTTATCCATGGTGGGAAGAAAATTGGCAAGAAGGAATAAAAGATTCAACTGTAACTTTTTCTGAATGGCGTAATGCTGCAGAAGGAATCAATGTCTTAAAAGGTATTGTAAATTTTATGAATTCAGAAGATTGGTCTGAAAGATTGCCCCAAACAAATCAATTTCTAAATTTATTAGATAAAACTAGAAAAATAGACAGGTGTAAAATATTTTTAGAAATTTCTGAGATATTTTAATTTAAACATTGACATTATTTTAAAACTATGCTATGTTGAATAATCGACAACACACAGAGGATATACACAAATGCAACAACGTAAAGGCAAGATGCACAAGGCAGCATTAGGTGATTCTGAGAAAGTCAATTATCGGGATCTCGTCGAATTCGTATCAAAGGCAAAAGTTGATTTAGAGTCAGTCGGTGAGTCAGATGCGGCATTGCGGTTTGAGATCTTTGAGGATTGGTTACGCAATGATTTCAAGGGTCGCCTTAAGTATGAGGCAAAGATCATCGGATTGTAATGAGATTGGGGGGCATATGCCCCCTTATTCATTTTATAAATACTCAATAAACGAATTTAATATCTTTGGAGAAAAAAATGTTAACCTTCAAATCATTTATCACAGAAGCAAAAATAGTAAATAGTCTTGCACCTGTTAAAGGTCCTAGTTTTCCAGAAATTAAAGCTCAAGATAGAGTTAGCGAATCCGGATTTAAAAAAACAGCAAAAAAACAAAAGCCTACTCCTGAACAGGAAGCAGCTGTAAGAAAATATACTGTAAAACCTTCTTCATTAACTGATAAAGATCATGAGCATTTGCATAGCTTTTTACATTCACAGAAAACAGAACATGAAGGACATGTCTATAGAGGGTTCCATCCACTACATCATGAATTTGAGAAAGCAGATAAAAAAGCAGGACATGAAGTTCCTCATATAGATATTCATCATGCTCATCCTATGTCAGCTACAACTGATGCAAGATCTGCTACAATTTTTGCCGGCAATTCTGATGATTATCACAAGCATTTACCTAAGCCATTACAAAAAAGATTAGCAACAAAAAATATGGCAAATGGACACGACTCATATGATAAAGTAGCACATATGATGAGACTTAAGGTTCCTAAAGGACATCATGCTGCCTATATCAAAGATCATTCTGACTTTGAAGGAAATGATAATATTTTGCGTCATTCAGATGAAAGTGAAGTATTGTTCCCTAAAGGACAAACTGTTAGAATATATAGGCATCCCACTGTCACAAGAAAAATGACTGGTTTTGGCGGCAGTCAAAGAAGACATCATATGATAACATGGCATGGTGAAGTTTTACCTAAAGACCATAAAGATTAAAATTTATTTTTAAAATATTTAATAAACACATTGAGGATTTTATATGGCGGGTGCTTCTGCAGAAAGACAAGAACAAGGTGTCATTGATGCTATAACAGATGCTATAAAAGCAAATGGGAATAATCCTGTAACAGTAGTTGCCGGAAGAACAACTATTGCTGGTGTTAATAAAGCCTTTAAATATAATGGTCGTCAAGAATCAGGATCAGAACCTTACACAGATGTTGTATTTGAATTGCATAACGGAAAAAAAATCAACCTTTCACTCAAAGGTGAATCTTCGCCATCACTTGCAGGTGGTGGGTTGAAAGGATTAGAATTAGCTGTTCCAGGTATTGCTAAGAAATTTATGACCGCTGCATACACAGAATTGAAAGACAAGAAAAAATTAAATGCAGGTGATAAAGTTCCTGATGTTTTTGGTAAAATAGGCGGATCTGATAAAGTAAAGATTGTTGTTGGTAATGCAAAGATGGGCGGGCCTATTGACTATATGTATATAGGACCTATGACTGTTGCGGGTCCCTATGATGCTAAAAAAAATGTGGTTAAATTAAATGGTATTTTAACTGAAGCAAAAACATATGCAAGATCACACGAATTGTATTTTAGATTAAGAGCAAGGCGTGAAGATCAACGTTTTGATCCTACTGCAAAAAATAAAGATGGATCTCCAAAAATCTATGGAGTTTCGCCATCAAAAGGTGATAGTGCTGGTAGAATTGTTGTGACAGATAATGTCCCATCATCCGCTGTAATCGTAAACATATAGAGACAAGATAATGTTAACATTTAAATCATTCCTATCAGAAGCAGCAGAAAGCGGTGTCGCATCTGCAAAGCATCAAGAACATCCAGAAGATAATGCTGTAAAGAGCAAAGCAGGATTCACTCATGCTATCTCTGCATTGAGATCAATTCACAAAGGATTGCAGTCAGGTCATTCTAGTGACACTCACATCTCAACAAAGCTTGATGGAGCCCCTGCGTTCCTTGCTATGCGTCACCCAAAGACGGGTGCTGTGATGGTTGCAACGAAGCATTCTGCTCTCGGCAAGACACCTCGCTATGCATCCTCACATGAAGAAGTTGATCAGCATTTTGGTCATTCACCAGGACTTGCAAAGAAAATGCATCATTTACTCAATCATGTTGGTAAAGTGCTTCCTGCAAAGAAAGGTGTTGCATATCAAGGCGACTATATGCATGATACGCATGACTTGCATCACTCAGATCACGAAGTTTCTTTCAAGCCTAACACAATCAAATACCATATTAGCAAAAGTTCTGCTGAAGGAAAGAAAGCATCAAACTCAAAGATTGGTCTTGCATTTCATACGCAGTTCACAGGCAACCATGAGCATCCAGAATCAATGCACGCTCATCCTATCCAAGATCATTCTGCATTTAAACAGCATCCAGATGTTCACCTTATTTCACCAGAGGCTAAACTAAAATGAGTAACTTATCACCTGAAGAAAGCAACAAGGTAGAACATCATCTAGCAAAGGCAGAAGAAATTCATAACAAACTGCCAGCAGAACACCATGACATTATTGGTAAGCATGAAGAACATTTCTCAACCTATATCAACAAGACAGTTCGCACAGGTGAGAAACCATCGACTGCAGGATTGAGAGCACACATTGCATCTCGCATGGGCAATGAAGTTGACAAGGTAAAGACAGAGAAAACAAAGGCAGCAAAGACTGCAAACATGAACAATACTCTTGCTCACCATGATGCTCATGAATCTCATTTCTCAAAGGCATTGCAGATCCACCACCATGTTCAAGCAGCAAAAGATATCTTGACTCACGGATTACACAAGGCACAGGAAACACACAATCCTATGTCTCAATCAATTGATGACAAGAAAACAAGCCCTGAAGGATATGTGGTTCAGCACAAAGGACAGATCGTGAAAATGGTCAATCGTAAAGAATTCTCTCAAGCAAACTTCAACGCAAAGAACGCATTTAAGAAGTAATGGCTACAGTTGATGATTGGAGTGAATTAATCACTGTTGACTATAATGGTGGGCTTGGCGGCGAATTTTTTGGATTGCTCTTACAAGAAGCTATTAATCCCAATGAAAACATAAGGTTTAAATCTACAAACCATAATAAGTATGATTTTAAACCTTATGATGTTTTCTGTGATGATGGAGAAACAACTGATATAAGTAAAAATTTTCTTAAAAAATTATTTTTTATTAGAAGAATACATCATTCAAAAAATTTTGATGGGCAAGATAGAGATATAGAACATGATGATTTAATTAAAAAATATAATAAAGTTTTTTTAAATGAAAAAAATAACTTTATAGATGTGATTAGAAATTACACTTATGATAAAAATAAACATAAGTTTGACGGTAAATTAAAAATTGCTTTATTCCATGATAGTCAAATAGATGGCACAGGAATAAAAAACAATACTACTTTAGATATTATATTTCCAAAATCAAAAAACATAATGTTAGTCTGTCCTGATTATCATATCTTTTTTGTTAAGTTTCTGTTGTTGTATAAAGTTTTAAATACTCATTATCTAAACAAAAATTCTAAAGAAAAAAAAATTTATATTATAGAGGCTAAAAAGAGATTTTTATATTTTGATTTTTATAACTTTGATTCTTATCCTTGTCTTAAGATAGATATGTATTCTTTACTGTATGAGCAAAAAAATTATGATAAAGAGTTGTCTGATCTATTAGGACAAGACATTGTTTTAGATAGACAAAAAATTTCAGAATACGCTCAGAAAAATATAAACATATTTAAAAAATATGATCTAGATATAAACTCAATATATCCGAGAGAATATTTTGAGAAAAAACTGCAAATTGTTTTAGATGAATTTTTAAGTGGGTAATGATGCCTTTTGATGATGTTGTGAAGTTCGGGCATAAGGATATGCTCGATAAAAATATGTTTATGGTGAGCTGGATACTTGGTCGCTTCTGTAATTACAAGTGTTCATATTGCTGGCCTTATGCACATTCTCAAAAGAAAGATCATCGACCAACAGAGCTATGTCTCGAGACAATTGATGAGATTAAACGTCAAGCAAGAGATAATGGATTTAATTCGTTTCATTTTAGTTTGAGTGGCGGCGAACCTACATTCCATCCAGGATACTTAAACATATTACAGCATCTTGCAGATGATGATAGAGCAAAGCATCAATCAATCCATATGACAACTAACATGTCTCAGAGCATGGTTTTTTTTCAAAAATATCTTCGTATTGCAAAGCAATTTGATGAAGCAAATATAACAGCATCTTTTCACCATGAGCACACAAAGGTTGATGAGTTCAAAGATAAACTTGTATTTCTTCAATCAAACGGAATAAAGATTATCATTAATATGGTTATGCTTCCATCTATTTTTTATGAGTTGCATGAGATATCAGACATATTTGTTAATGCAGGACTGAATGTTACGCTTAAACCTCAGTCAAATGAATCTGCAGAAAAAGTTGTTGATGGATATACGCCTGACATGCTTTCTCTTATGCAAGAAGATCTCATTCAAGAACCTCAAATGAGAATGATCAATGCAGATGGCAAGGAATGGATGTTTGATCAAGCAGAGAGATTCAATGCATTTGGATTTAATAACTTTAAAGGTTGGATGTGCCATTCAGGTTATCAATCAATTGTTATTCGAGAACCTGATGGATCAATTAAACGTTCTTATAGTTGCAAAGATGAGCCATTAGGATATATAGGCAAAGGATTTGATCTTTTTAAACAACCCAAAATATGTATTTCTCCTTCTTGTGTTTCGAGCGCTGATAGTAAAATAACAAAGTTTAAGTTATGAAATTTATTACAAAAAATAACTGGAATGCTTTTGTTCCCATCTCATTTTTTCCAGGATGTGGCGGAGAATTCTTTGCACATCTTTTGTTTTATAGACATCAATTATTTGATATTAATAATTTTCCATTCAATAAAGCAGGCAAGTTTTCTTTTGTAAATGAAGAAAAACCTTTGGTATGGAACTCAGATAAAAATTTGTTTGGTTGGTATATGAAAAGTCATTACTACAATACTAAAGCAGATCACGACCAGTTGATCAAGAATCTAGGATTGGGCGATACACTCTATGAGTTTGGGTTGAATGAAGATGCATTTAATGAGTTGAGTTTTCGTATTGCTTGTTTTTGTAATGATCACGGAGGATCAATCAAGATGGATGTGAATGATCCTTATTTCATTGACTATCTCAAGTCGGTTAACATAAACAGAATATTGACTTATGATGACTATCAGTTTGCAGTTGTTCATCCACTGTTTCGTTGGTTTATTCTTCCAGGTCAATTTGACAATGACAAATATCCTTATTTCAAGAAAGCAAAAGCAATTCAATTAACATCTGATTCTTCTAAAGGATGGTTATTTTTTCTCTTAGTATTCAATAAAATGTATCACTATTACGTTGAGTATGCAAAAGTCGAAACACACAGAAAACATTACTTTGATAACTTACAAGAAAAGATAATCGAGAGTGTTGATAAAAAATACAACAAGTTTCATTGCTTTCCATTCAAGAGAAATGATCATAATTTAAACATAGATAGTTATGATATATTCTTTGAGAAAATAGATCATAGTGATATTCTTTCAAACTATCTTGAAGAAGATTTTACTATTCCTAAAGAAGCAATTGATTACTATTATAACATAAATTGTGCAATCATAAATCATTATGATCTGGATCCTGAAGATCATTTTGTTAATGGTCAAACTGTCTATGATAGGTTTATGAAATATGGCCCCTTACACTTTGAAGGTAAAGAATGATGTTTGATACAATTATAAGAAAAGAATATATTGATGGTTTAACTGATTGGGTATGGCCTAAAGAAGATACAGGACTTTGGATAGGACCTAAAGATGATTGGAATAAAGTGAGACCTTTTATTCTTGAAAACTGTGATAGCTTTCATACAGCAGTTCAGGCAGGAGGCGGTTGTGGAATGTATCCTCGTCTATTAGCACAGATGTTTGAGCGAGTATATACATTTGAACCTGATGCATATAACTTCTATTGCTTAGCAAATAATTGCAAAGAAGAAAATATCTACAAATATAATGCAGCTCTAAGTGATAAGCATCGAACTGTTACTTTAGTTAAACCAGAAGTATCTAATCGTGGGACTGGCACTATTAGTGCTGGTAGCCATGAAATCCCAAATTCAGGAGTAATTCCTGCACTAATGATTGATGATTTTGAATATAAAAAATTAGATCTAATCTATCTAGACATTGAAACTTATGAGAAGTATGCGATTAAAGGTGCAAAAAATTCTATCAACAAACATAAACCTCTAATTGCATGTGAAACTGTTCATAATGGCGTAATGGAAATTCTTGAGGGTTGGGGTTATATTGCTATAGAACGAGTAGGAACTGATACATTCTTTGTCCATGAGTCAAAATATAAAGTCAAGATTGTATAAAAAACATAAATAAACTATAATAAGAGTAAGCCCAAGGGAAACCTCGACTATGACTGATGCAAAAGATACTCCTGCTCCGGAGTCCGTTACAGACGTTGCTAAGAAAGAAACTAGCAAACAGTCAAAAAAGTTGAAATCAACAACTGTAAAAGATGTGATTTCTAAGAACCGCACAATGACAGGTTCTCCTCCGGATCAGATCAATATCAATCCTGTTCAAGAAAGTATGGGCCAAGAACATACAGCTGTTATGGCGTTTGGTCGTTTTAACCCACCTACAGTCGGACATGAAAAACTCATCCATAAGGTCGAACAGACGGCAAAATCAGTTGGCGGTTCTGCACATATTATTGCATCTCATTCAGAAGGTGACTCAAAGAATCCGTTGCCATCTGACAAGAAAGTAGAATATATCAAGAAAGTTGCAGATCACGGCACTCATGTCTATGCATCTTCAAAAGCACAACCAACACTTCTACATCATGCAGCAGCACTCCATAAGCACGCTCATCATCTTGTAGTTGTTGCTGGTCAAGATCGTGTTCAGCAATTCCATGACCTATTGCACAAATACAACGGCAAAGAAGGTCCTCACGGA